TCGATACTGAAATAGATGGTCAAAATGTAGAGTTCAAAAACTATGTGCTTACCTTCAATGGTGATCCTGTTAATTGGACTACTCCATATCTTGACATCATCGAAGCAAGTGCCGAAAGTCAATTAGGTTGGTTATTTTCTTAAATTTAAAAATTCATAAAAAATGAAAAAAATCCTTTTATTAATGATGCTGACATTATCAACAGCAATAGCCTCACAGGCTCAAATTACGTTAATCAGTTCCGTAGATGGAACGGTAACAGACACACTAAGCGATGCTAGTACTATGTACTTTACAACGCCTATCAATGCGTTAGCGAATAGTCAATCGAATATTTATCGCATTCAATTTTCTAATGCTAACATTTCGGGGACTTCAACTTTCAAAGCTATTTACCAAAGTACTATTGATGGTACGAATTGGACTAATATGCATCAAGTTGCAGGTACTAATGGAATAGCGTGTGATACGTTACAAGTTACCGCTGCATCACCTGCATCGTTTATCTTTGCTTCGATGCCTTCAACCACAACTAATGCTGGTAAAGCTAAGAGAATCAGAATTAAGTTTGTAGGTACAGGTACGCAAAAGACTTACATTAGTGGCGTACAAGCCTATGCAGTTGAAGATTAATTTAATTACTAAAAATCTAAAATGGATATAAATCAATTTATAGCCAAAAGACAAAAGCAAAACACAATGCCTCAGCATCCGACCCACAGTCAGGATGTTGAGGCGTGTAATGCTATTCAGATTCATACAACAGGCGCTCGACCTGCTTATGAATCGAAACGTGGATTTATAACTCCCGAAACGTATCAAAAGAAATTCGATACGTTGTTTCAAACAAGGTTATTAAATCGACACCCAAATGAGAATCCAAGTCATTACAACTGGCGTTTATCGGTTTATTCTCCAGTTGCTAAAGAAATATTTGATAAATTTATGAGCCTTTGTAAAGGTTCAATTTTACAACCTAACAACTACTCAATAAGTGCTGATGATAGAACGAATGAGTATCTAACAAGCTACAAACTAGATTCAGTCCTTAGTGACATGATAGAGTTTATTAGCGTTAACCCAATAGGCTATATTGGTGTTATATCGAAAGGTGAGATTACACCCAACGAACCAACACGCCCGACTATTATAATGATTTCACCCGAAAACATGATAATGAATGATGGCGAATCAATGGCGTTTATGCATGATGGTAAGTATTGGTTTGTGAATAATGAAATACAAGCGGAGGTTAATATCAAGACAGGCATATACGTAGAATATACTCACAATTTTGGAGAGTTGCCTATTTGGCGGTATTCGAATAGCTTTTTACAACCTTATCAATTTTGGAGTGATTTGTCGGTCCGTAATATGAACGACGATGAAGCAATGGTTAAACATTATTCATATCCTAAATTGCAAATAGTTGAGCAGGAATGTTCGACGTGTATGGGACAAAAGGTAGTACCAGACTTATCACAACCATACGACGCAAATAATCCATGCACAACCGAATGCAATACTTGTCATGGGCGTGGAACTATTAGTTGGAATCCTGGAGATTTCCTAACGATTAGCGAAGAAACAATTATGAAAAATGGTGGTAATATGTATGACTTAGCGAAGTTCATAACACCCGACGTAGGTATTCCAGAATATCATTTGAAACGTTGGCAAACATTTTATGAAAGAGTTGAAAATAGCTTATTCATTTCACCGACTAATATAGGTGTTCAAAGTGGTGATGCTAAAAAAGAAGATAGAAAAGACCAATACATATTCCTACAAACAGTATCTAACTTTCTATTCGAGCAAGTACGTAAATCAGTAAGATTTATTTCAAAGTATCTAAATGTTACGAATGAAGATTATCCTATTTATATCGTACAGCCTAAGCAATTCGATTTAATGAGTGATACTGATTTGGTAAACGAGTTTGCTGTATTACAAACTAAAACAGATGATAGTCAAACATTAGGAGAGTTGAATTTCGTTGTCAATAATAAGATATTTCGGGATGATTCGGTGCAATTAAAGATTAATGAGGTGATGTATTATACCGATCCGTTGTTTGGAGTAAGTGGTATGGCTTTGAAATCGAAAGTATTAAGCGGTATCTATTCAACTCAAGACTTAACAATACATGAAAAAGGGTATAAAATCCTATTAAACATATCCAGGGAACTCACAGAGGATGTTTTTATTGAATCAGATACGAATGTATTAAAAGCGCAATTATTGGCTAGAATTGACGAAATAACACCGCAAGGAGTTTATGGCTAAAAGTATCATAACACAAAATGACTTATTTAAAGAAGATATAGTAAATCGGTTAAGGGATAAAATGCCCTTAATTGAGCAACGTGTGTTGGATGATATATTTAAAATCATAGATACTTACAATAGTGCAGGTGGTCTATTCACAGGCGGTGTATTAAATGCGGAACAATTAATAGAACTCTCAAACGTTATTGAGCAGTCATTGGTCCGTAATGGCTATGTAACTGACGTTAGAACGTTCATAAGTGATTTCGGGAAGGTAACACTCAACACAGCTCAAATACTTGACAATGTAGGAGGTTATTCGTTTAATAAATTACCACTATCAAGCATTGAGAAAAAATGGCAAAACGCAACAGCCGAAAGTTTATTAAATTCGGGCATCAACGAAAACTTTAAACGACCTATACTAAAAATACTTGATGAAACTATTAGCTATGGGGGTTCTATTGAATCAGCTAAAAAGTCATTAACAGAATTTGTAGTAGGTGGTAAAGATAAATCGGGCAAACTACATTCATACTTAACTCAAACAGCTCGAGATTCAGTCGGGCAATTACAAGGGCAACAATTCCAAAGCATATCAGCTAACATTGAAACCGCTGGAGTGCGATATGTAGGTGGGTTATTAAAAGATTCAAGAGGTCAATGTACGCATTGGGTACGCGACTTAAAAGGATTCATAGCGTGGGATAAGTTAGATGAAGAAATTAGACTAGCTTATAAGAATGAGAAGTTAAAGAAGGTTGATGATGGGATACATAGATGGGGCGGTATGATAAAAGGTACTACTAAGGAAAACTTTGTTGTACGTAGGGGAGGATGGAATTGCACCCATACTGCTATTCCAGTTAGAAAGAAGCCATAGTTATTCATCATTTATTTTATTTACAAAATACAACGCAATTAATGCGAGAGTTATCATTACGAGTGGTATTATGTTGAGTTTATCCATTAGTTAGTTTTTACCTTTCGTTTATTGATTACCCAATCGTGTAATATTTCAACTACTACTTGACTTTTTTTCAAGTCTTTACCTTGTTGCAATAGTTCAGCACGTTTCAAATTTATAGCTTCATTAGCCATACTATCCATGTTTTGAATTAAGATATTTTTTGCCATGTTACAAAGATAGTTATTAATAATAATTTATAATAATAGATAGTAAAAAAATAATTAACATATTGGGTTTAATTTTACATCATGGCAAAGGCTACAAAAAAGAAAGTTGATTTAACACCAACTATCGAACCTAAGATAGAACAAACATTCGAAGTTACACCCGAAGTCACTAAGCTAGTACCAACCATCGAAGAAGTTACACCTGTAAAACTACAAGGTAATGTATTAATTCATACCGACAAAGTTAAACTATTAAAAAATGGTAAAATAATCGCTATGGCTGTTGATAGAAAGTTTGCCGAGCGTAAATGTGCCGAAAATCCTAACTTATCAATACTATAAAATGGATAACGATTTAGAATTAAATATAGAACAAGAAGAAGTTGAACCAGTTGTAGAAGCTAAGGTAACGAACCCTATTAAAGTTGGTTGGTTAACTATTCGACATAAGACTAAAAAAGGCGGTGACATCATAGTTAACGCTAAACAATACGGAACTTTATACAAAGAATCAGATTGGGAAATAATAGATTCAAAAAAAAAATAACTTTCTTTAACAACGGAAAACAAATAAGTACAGGCGGTTGCGCTAACTGTGGGAAGTAAAACTAAACTAAAATATATGTCAAAAAACATTGAAAATTTATTGAAAGCTTTGGGAATTGAAGACGTGACTGAATTATCAGCGTCTTTATTAAGTGATGAAGAAAATCCAGAAACATTGGATGCTATCTTGAAATCTGCTCAAAGCTATTCAAAGCCTTTTATTGAATCGGAATTAAGCGGTAAGTTTAATGAAGAAAGAAAATCATTGAAGGGTAAATACTTGAAAGAAGGATTACTAAAAGCAAATAAGGCTTTCGGTGGTGCTTTGACTAACAAGGAAATTGACGATGTACTGAATGATCCTGCAAACGATGGTAAAACGTATGACGTTGCTATTGAACTTTTGAAAACGAAAGTATCAAACAAGTTAGGAACGAGTGAACATGAATTGCAAAAGATGCTTGATACTGCAAATGGCAAAATACTTGAGTATGAAACTAAGTTGCCCGAATTGGAAACTAAGTATAAGAACGAAGCAACGGAGGCTATCAATAAGTTCAAACTAGATGGTGTTATTACTGAAAAACTTTTGAAAGTACTAGATGGTAAAACGTCTATTGCACCAACAGCGGTGGCGGAATTAATACGTGGTCAACTATCTAATAAGGCTTTGTTACGTTTGAAAGAAGATGGTAATATAGGACTATACGACTTAGTGAATACCGATACGCCACTCAAGAAAAAC